TCAACCAGCAGCAGTACGACGGCATCGCGGTCAAGACCGTGACCTCAACGTACCCGCAGGTGATGTTCGTCAACAACACCTACCCGGACTTTGACATCTTCATCTACCCGCGCCCGACGCGGCTGCTGGAGTTTCACTTCATCAGCGTCCAAGAGCTGACGCAGCCGGCCAATCTGTCTACACAGATTCTGTTCCCGCCAGGCTACCTGCGGGCGTTCACCTACAACTTGGCCTGCGAGATCGCGCCAGAGTTCGGCGTCGAGCCAAGCCCCCAGGTGCAGCGCATTGCGATGTACAGCAAGCGCAACTTGAAGCGCATCAACAATCCGGACGATGTGATGTCGATGCCGTACTCGCTGATCGCCACGCGGCAGCGGTTTAACATCTACGCCGGTAACTACTGATGAAGACGCCGATTTTGGGCAGCACCTATGTGGCTCGCAGCGTCAACGCTGCGGATGCCCGCATGGTCAACCTGTTCCCCGAGATTGTGCCCGAGGGCGGCAAGGAGCCGGCGTTTCTGAACCGCGCCCCCGGCCTGCAACTGCTCAACACCATCGGCACCGGCCCGATCCGTGGCTTGTGGGCCTTCTCGCCGCAGGACGGCACCGGCTTTGTGGTGTCGGGCACCCAGCTCTACAAGATCAACAACAGCTACACGCCGACGCTCATCGGCACCGTGGCTGGCACTGGCCCGGTCAGCTTGGCCGACAACGGCACGCAGCTCTTCATCGCGGCCAACGGCCCGAGCTACATCTACAACAACACGACCAACGCCTTTGGGCAGATCACCGACCCGGACTTTCCCGGCGCAGTGACCGTAAGTTACTTAGACGGCTACTTTGTCTTCAACGAGCCAAACAGCCAGAAGCTGTGGATCACGGCGCTGCTTGACGGCACGTCAATCGACCCGCTGGAGTTCGCCAGCACTGAAGGCTCGCCTGACGGATTGGTGGCTGTTATATCCAACTTCCGCGAGGTGTGGGCCTTTGGCACCAACTCGATTGAGGTCTGGTCTGACACGGGCGCAACAGACTTCCCGCTCCAGCGCATCCCCGGCGCGTTCAACGAGTTGGGCTGCGCTGCGCCCTACTCGATTGCCAAGATGGACAACAGCCTGTTTTGGCTCGGGCGTGACCGACGTGGTCAAGGCATCATTTACCGGGCCAACGGCTACGCCGGCCAACGCATCAGCACCCACGCCGTCGAGTGGCAGATCCAGCAGTACAGCGACCTGTCGGACGCGGTTGCGTACACCTACCAGCAAGACGGCCACAGCTTCTATGTGCTGATTTTCCCCAGCGCCAACACGACCTGGGTGTATGACGTCGCCACCCAAGCCTGGCATGAGCGGGCTGGCTGGAACAACGGCGAGTTCACCCGGCACCGCAGCAACTGCCAGATGGCGTTCAACAACAAAGTGGTCGTCGGCGACTACGAGAACGGCAACATCTACGCCTTCGACTTGGAAGACTACTCGGACAACGGCAGCATCCAGAAGTGGCTGCGGTCGTGGCGAGCGCTGCCCACCGGTCAGAACAACCTCAAGCGCACCGCGCAGCACAGCCTGCAACTGGACATCGAGGCCGGCACTGGCCTGAACTTGGGCCAAGGCAGTGACCCCGAGGTCATGCTGCGCTGGTCGGACGATGGCGGTCACACATGGTCCAACGAGCACTGGGCAAAGATTGGCAAGATCGGCGAGTATTACCGCCGGGTGTTCTGGCGGCGCATGGGCATGACCCTGAAGCTGCGCGACCGCGTTTATGAGCTATCGGGCACCGACCCCGTGAAGATCAGCATCATGGGCGCAGAGTTGATTCTGAGTCCAACGAATGCTTAGTCCAACCACGCCAATCATTACGCCCCCACGGGTGCCGCTAGTTGACCCTCGCACGGGGCTGATCAGCCGGGCTTGGTACTTGTTTTTCCTGTCGCTCAACAACGCGACCACGGCGATCATTGACGACTTGGGCGTTACGTTCAGCGCCGAGTCAACGATCGCGTCTGTTGACGCTGCGCTTCAGGCAGTCAATCAAGAATTGCAGACGCTGCCGCCCGCACTTGACTTGAGCGATGAGTTGGTCAAGTTGATCGACGCAGCGACGTTGGCAGACTGCTGCTCGGCGTTGGTGTCGCAGGTTGCCGAGTTGCAAAAGCAGATTGACGCGCTGCAAGTTCAGCCCATCGTTGATGCCGGCGCGATCAATGCAGCGATTGCTGCGCTGTCCAGCGCCCCGGCAACGTACACCGCCGACTTCTCGGTGGCCGCTACGAATGTCTGGATTATCAACAACAAGTCCGGGTCATCCTGCACCGCGACGCTGCCAACGGCCAGCATCAGCGCCGGGCGAGTGCTGTACTTTCAAAACTACCAAGCTCAGACGCTGGTGTCGGCGTCGAGCAACGTGGTGCCGCTGGCCGGTGGTGCGGCCACCACGGCGATCTTGGAGGCCGTGGCTGGGGCAAACGCCACCTTGGTTTCTGACGGAACAAGTTGGATAATGACGCAATACTCGTCTAACAACTCTTTGCAATTGGAGTAAACCATGACCGTTTCAGTCAAAGTCCTTGTTCCGGCCAAAACGGTCGAGAACAGCCAAACCACCCAGTACACCGCGACTGGCGTGACAACCATCATCGACAAGTTCACCGCGACGAACTACAGCGCCAGCGCTGCGACGATCAGCGTTAACCTCGTCACGGCTGCTGGTTCGGCGGGCAATCAGAACTTGATCACCAAGACCAAGACCTTGCAGGCGTCCGAGGTGTACACCTTTCCCGAACTGGTGGGCCAGGTGCTTGGCATCGGCGATTTCATCTCGACGATTGCCGGCACGGCCAGCGCCATCAACATGCGCGTCAGCGGGCGTGAGGTGACCTGATGAAGTTTATTGAGCCTGAAGTGCGGCATCACTTTGGTGGCGGTGTCTACGCCAAGGAGGCGTTCATCCCCGCCGATAAGTGGCTTGTGCAGCATACGCACAAGTTCGACCATCTGTCGGTGCTAGCGCAAGGCTCAATCGAGTTGATCGTTGACGGTCAGAAGTCTGTCGTCCACGCTCCGGCCTGTCTAACGCTTGAGGCCGGCAAACACCACGGCGTGCGCTCTTTGACAAACGTGGTTTGGTACTGTATACACGCGACGGACTGCACTGATGAGGATGAAGTCGATGAGGCGATTATTGCCTCGACGGATTCTGACCAGGTGCGTAAAATTGCTCAATGCTTGAGCGAAGGAGTTTGATATGCCTTGGATGATACCAGCAGCAATTATTGGAAGTTCGTTACTTGGCGCCAGCTCATCTCGCAGCGCGGCCAATACGCAAGCGCAAGCTGCCCGTGAAGCTGGTGACGTGCAGCGCGAGATTTTTGAGCGGCAGGTTGAACTGGGCAGACCCTATCGTGAGGCTGGTGAGCAGGCGCTTAACAGGCTGATCCCGCTAGCGACCGAGTACACGCCGTTTGGGACGCAACAGTTCCAAGCCGACCCTGGGTATGCGTTCAGGCTGTCCGAAGGCCAGAAGGCGCTGGAGCGTTCGGCTGCGGCTCGTGGTGGTTTGATGTCAGGCGCGACCGGCAAAGCATTGACGCGCTTCGGCCAAGAAATGGGTTCGCAAGAGTATCAGAACGCTTTCAACCGCTACCAAACCGAGCGGGCTGCGCGGCTTAACCCGCTGCAATCGTTGGCCGGCGTTGGTCAGACTGCGGCCAACACGCTGGGCGCACAGGCCGGGCAATTCGGCTCCAACATAGCTGAAACTCTTGGCGCCGGCGCTCAGGCTCGCGCATCTGGCTACATGGGTGCGGCCAATGCTCTTGGCGGCGGTTTGAACCAATACATGAACTACAGCCAAAATCAAGCGCAGAATTCGCTGTTGCAGCAGGCGCTTGGGCGTGGTTATGGCTACGGTGGTGGCATGGGCTACACATCTGAAGAAGGTTTTGCCAACACCCCCTCGTATTTAGTTCGGTAAGGACTGATCATGGCACTCGTCAATCCTCAAATCGCAATGTCGTACCGGCCCACGGTTGAGTACCAGCCGCGCAACGCCTTGGCCGAGGCGGCGCAGATTCAGCAGCTCGTGGGCGGGCAGCGCCAGGCTGAAATGGCCGACATGCAGCTAGAAGACCTGCGCCGTGAACGCGGCGTTCTTGGTCAGATCGCAGCCGCTATCTCGGCTAAAGGTGGCCCTGATCTTAAAAGTGCATCGCTGCTGATGATGCAAAACCCTAGAACCAGCGAGCAGGGGTACAACATCTATCAAGCGTTGCAAAAACAGCAGCGCCTTGAGGATTACGAGCGCCGATACGGCGACGGCGCGGGCGCAACTACGCCGACATCTGCTGCTGGCGCAATCACTGGTGCTGCGCCGGCTATTGAGCCTGCTGCTGAACCGGCAAAACCCGTTCCTTACACTGTAGGCCCACAAGGGGTAATGACTTATCCGCAAGGATATTTCAAACCCTTAGACGCAAACACAATTGCTGCACAGCGAGCCGCTGATCAGGCAGAACAAAGCCGGGAACGAAGCGCATCCACGTCCGCCGATGTGATGCAAAGAGCCGCAAGCTTTGCCCAAACTCGTGGCGAGATGTATCCCACCGATGCCGACATAGCTGCTGCTCGGCGCGAGTTAAACATCCCCGCGCCTGCAAACGCGCTTGCGCCAGCGCCGGTTGCTCCCGCGCCGACTAACGCCATGCTTGCGGCGCAACCAGCTACGCCGCCGGCGGGCGTCAATCAGTTGGCGGCTGCTGGCGCGGTGCCGAACGTGGACGCTTTAAGGCGGCAATATAACCTCGCCGTTAAAGCGGGTAGCCCTGACGCAACGGTGCTTCTTAAACAAATTGAAGCCGCCCTCAAGCCTGCTGCGGCAAAACCCGACACGGTGCCTTCTTCTGTTCGAGAGTTGCAAGCCTACTTGCAAATGTCGCCTGAAGAAAGGGCGGCTTTTGAAAAGCTACAAAAAATTAGGACTACAAATGTCACGGCGACGGCTACTGCTGCCGGTAGTCCGACCGGCAAGAGTCTTGCCGCCCCTGTTGGTCAGCGTGCCGAAGCCTCCTTGGTCAAGGCCGAAGGTGCCGCAGGCATCATGGAAAATGCCAACATGGTCCGTGAGGCGCTGAATACTGGCAACGTCATCGCAGGCCCGCTGGCAGGCGTTCGCACGAAGT